GCCGCGGCCGCGGCCGACGGTGATGCCCGCCAGCGGCCCATCGCAGAGCGAGGTGCGAGCCTGGGCCCGCCAGGAGGGTCTCGACGTGAACGCGAAGGGCAGCGTCCGCAACGACGTCATGAAGGCCTACCTCGACGCACACCAGAGCCCCGCGCTGCTGTACATCGCCGGACCCGCCACTACGGCGACCGCCCCCGCGGCCCCTCAGTCCGTGGCTCCGCCGGACTTCGACGAGGCGATGGTGGGCGCGAGGGAGCGCGCGGAGATCCCGATCCCCACGGTAGAGGAGTTTCTCTCCGCGGTTGTCGCCGAGAACGTCCGCCAGGTCGAGCTGGGCTACGACGCAGAGCATGACGACGCCCACGGGATTCGCCACCTGCTCAACTGGTCGATCGACTACTCGCGCCGCCGCAAGCCGGTTCAAGCCGCAGCCCTTGCGCGAGCAGCGTGGAAGGCCCTCGATCGCCAGGAGCTCGCCCAGCTCAACCGCGAGGCCGACGGTGAGCCGGACCTGCCCGAGCTCCCTGAGGAGGACGAGCGGATCAAGGCGTGGGACGAGATCGTCGACCACCCGTTCTTCAAGTCCTGCTTCATCACCGAGGCGCCGCTCATCGACACCATGATCGCGAAGCTCGACGCCGCCACCGACCCCGTCGTCCTGCCCGCACCCGACGGGCGCCCCGAATGGGCCGACGTCACCATCCCCCACGACATCGAAAAGGCCCGCGCGCTCGCCGTCCGCCTCGAGCAGGAGCTCGCCCACACCGAGACCGCGCTCGCCACCGTCGTCACCCGCTGGTGGGCGCAAGTCGAAGCCAACAACCAGCTCCGCCGCCAGCTCGACGCCGAGAAGATCGCCAACCAGGTCCTCCGCGCCACCGACTGGGCCATCGCCGGCCTCCGCCGCGCCGAACAGCGCACCGCCCGCCGCCACGCACGAGGAACCCGACGATGACCCACACACCCACCGCCGAAGACCGCGACGCGCTCGCCGAGGTGCTCCTCGACGCGCATGTCGACGGCGCGCTCATCGACGGCTTCGAAGCGGCGCTTCCCCTCGCCGACGCGATCCACGCCGCCGGGTGGCAGCCGCCCGCCTCGGAGGCCGACGCGTGCACTGCGGCGGGCCCGTTCAAGTGCCGTGCATGCCCGACGGCCGGCACTGACGAGCCGTGCAGCGAGGAGGAGAAGCCGTGAGGGTGCTCACTGTGCGCCAACCGTGGGCGTGGGCGATCATCCACGGCGGGAAGGACGTCGAGAACCGGGTCCGGAACATCGCCGGGGCGTACCGCGGACCGGTCGCCATTCACGCCGCGCAGACGGTCGCGACCGATGCGCTGACGGACCCCAACATCATCGGGGCCATAGCCCTGACCCGCCTGTTCAAGGGAGCGGGACACCCCTCGACTTTCAAGGTCTCACCTCGCGGCGCGATCATCGGCGTCGCCCAACTCGTGGACGTGCATGCCCCGCATCCCGAGACCAGGTGCGGCGGCGTCGAGACGAGGTGGTCAATGCCCGACCATTGGCACCTTGTGTTCGATCACGCGCGCGCGCTCGTCGAGCCGATCCCGTTCCGGGGTGCGCTCGGTCTCCGCACCCTCGACGACGACACGACCGCGCGGGTTCAGGCCGCGCTCGGCCCGACAGGAGAGACCAATGCATGATCCGATGGTGGTCGCGTTCGAGATCCGGCGCCCATGGCCGCGCATCAGCCGCATTCGAGACAGCCGGCCGCGCGGCAACCGCGGCGCGTTCTGGAGGATAGGCAACACGGAGCTGTACTGGCCGGGGATGCTCACCGTGTGGCACGTCGAGCCCGGGGGAGCGGACGCGTTCGACGTCTGCGAGCGCTCGAGTCGCTGGCAGTGGCACGTGCACCACTGGCGGCTGCAGTTTGCCCCATGGCAGGCGTTCCGACGCTGGGCCTTCGATCGGTGCGCCTGGTGCGGCGGGCCGTCCCGAAGGGGCAACCTCGTCAACGTCTCACACTCGTGGGACGGCAAGAAGCCCAAGCACTGGTGGCAGAGCCGCGCTGGCGTGTTCCATCGCGACTGCTCGTCCGTCGAGCAGGCACACCGCACCTGCGTCTGTTCGCTGATCGAGGGCCGTTGGGCGAACGGCTCGCTCGAGCCGTACGGGCACTGCCGGACATGCGGCGGCTTCCGGCGGATGGGATCGGCCTCCAACGAGGACTTCGACGTTCACACGCGCACCACGGAGATGATGCAGGCGATCCCCAAGGGCTCGCGCAACCTCGCCGTCATCGCTGAGGTGGAGCGGCTCTGGCGCGACCACCGCGCGGCGCAGCGGAGCGACTCGTGACGACGCTGCTGCCAAACCCTCGCCCCAGCGGGCGCCAATGGTGTCCCGCCTGCGTCGACGACGGCTCGGAGGGATGGGTCGAGATCGACGGGCACCGCCACGAGCTCCCCGCGCCCCGGCCGAACGTGTACCTCTACGAGCCCGCCCACGACGGCCAGGCAGCGAAATGGGCCGGGCTGCTGCCCATCTGGCTGGACGAGATCCCCGAGGGTGCCGACTCCTACTGGCTCGGATGGAGGGAGTTCCCCACCCAGGCCGAAGCCATGGAGTACGCCCGAAAGATCGCGCTCGCCGAGCATGAGCTGCGCTCGCGGACCGCGGAGGCGACGCGATGAGCCTCCCGACGTTCGCGATGACGTACGTCGCGTACTGGCGCGACGCCGGCGTCCTCAAGGTTGGGCGCGCATGGCGGTGGTCACGAGTGCAGGAGATGACGATCTCCGGCGCCCGCATCATCATCCTCGCCCGCAACACCGACGCCACCTGGGAACGGGAAGCGCTCCGCCGCCTCCGCCGCTGGTTCCCCGCCGCGTTCAACGACGAGCGCGAGGCGTCACAACTGCTGTTCCGCGGCCGCGGGTGGTCCGAGTGTTTCCGAGTCGACGAGTACCACCTGCAGCTCGCCGTCGACCTATGTATCGAAGGGTTCGCAAGAGGCAATGACCAAGGGTTCAACGAGGTGGCCGCAGAGGACGATCAGCGAAACCGATCTCGAGTTCGCCGGCTACGTCCGCGCCCCCTTCGAAGCGAAGGTGACAGCACACGAGCTCTGGTTCCGGACGGACCTCGACGGCCGCCGGCCACTCGACGTCCAAGCGATCGCCGACGAGCTCTACCCGTGGGACAACCCCCAGGAAGCGACCGACCGCGTCGAGCTCCACATCCTCATGCTCGAGGAGTCCGGCTTCCTGATCACCTACGAGGCGCAGGGCTGCGAATGGATACAGCTCCGCAGGCCCCTCAGAGGCGACAGACGCGGCCGCGCGTCCACTTCACCCCCACCACCCCCAACCCGGCCCGAAACTGCCCCTCCCGAGCCCTCAGCGCCGCGCTCGCCGCGTTCCATGGAATCCCCGGCTATGGAGAGGGAGCGTGCGTGGGCGCGCGAGAGGGCGAGGGAGAGGGCGAGGGACCAGGCGCGGGCGGAGGAGGAGAACGACGCCGCGTCGTGGGAAGCGTGGCGACGGTCGCAGAGCACCAGCATGCCGCGCCGGCCGGAACGTCCGCTGCTGCTGAAAGCTCCGCCCATCGGTTGCTCGGATCACCCCAACGGTCAGCAGCAGAGCTGTGGTCCCTGCGGTACTGCCCGCCGGCAACACGATCTCTGGCTCTCGCGGGAACGGTACGAGGAGCAGCTCGCGATCTTCGAAGAGGGGCAGGAGGTGGTCGACGATGACGAACCGTTCTGACGGCGCGTGCATCCGAGGGTGCCTCGAGCTCGGCGCCCACTATGCCGACTGCCCGAGCTACGGCGACGCCGACGGCGAATGCACGGGATGCGCACCTGAGCCGGCACGAGAGCGGGCGCTGATCTGCGAGACATGCTTCCGCCGGCTGAGAGGCATGCTGCGCGATCTTCCGGATCTCGTCGGGCGGATGCGTTCGCTCTCCGACCCGACGAGGGCGGCCGTGTTCGACCGCGTCCGCGTTGCGACGTCGGTGACGAAGGCCAGCGCACCGCTCGACGACGACCTGGCCGATGCGATCCGTGTCGTGGAGAGCGTGCTCGACGTGTGGCTGGCGTACGACCGGGATCTCGACTGGATCGCGAACCACGAGCATGCCGTGACGTGGATGGCTGCCAACGTGCTCGAGGAGCACCCCCCGAAGCACGGCGTCCGCGATGGCTGGTCGGTGCTGGACGCGATGCGGCAGTGGGGCGTCGAGCGTCGCGACAAGAGCAGCGCCTACGCCTCGCCGATAACCGAGCCAGACCGGGAGATCGTCGCGGTGCCAGTGCGCGAGTGGTACGACCCGATCCTCGAGTTCAAGGACGCGGCCGCGCGGGCTGACGTCTCTCAGCGGCAGATGCGCACGTGGGTCAGTGACGGTGTGCTCGTGCCCGTCGCGCAGCTCCGCCGCCCCGACGGCGTGGTGACGAAGTGGTTCCAGGCCTCCGCGATCGACGCGGCCGCGGCGCTCATGCGAGAGCGCCGGCATCAGGGACGCCCTGCGAAAGCGACAGGCGACACGCCAGAGGCGGCAATCGTGTTGGAATGACTTCCGCGGTCCGTGCTACGCTGTGCGTGCACGAGAACTATGACAGAAGCCTCACCCCGACGGGTGGGGCTTCCGTCGTTCTCGGGGTCGGCGCGCGTCATGCGTCGGGTGGGCGCGGTGGGAGCGTCGCACCGGCCCCTCTCTCTTCCGTTCCGCTGAGCCGGATCGGAACCCATGCCCCGTCGCCGCGCGACCCATCACGCGGGCTTCGAGCCTTCTCTGTCGCTTGACGAGTCGGCGGGGCGTTCGGCACGAAACGGCGACCGTCCCGGGTGAAGCACCTCGGGACGGTCGCCACCATCCACGAGGACGTGCGCATGGACACTCAGCCGCCGATCGACATCGTCGACCGCAACCCGCGAGCCGTGGTGATCGAGGTCGACCGCGACTACTGCGATCGGTGCGACATCAACGTGCCGGCCAAGGTGTACGCGCAACTGCCGAGCGGCCGCGGCGTCGCATACTGCGGCCATCACGGCAACGAGTATCTGCCCGGCCTGCTCGAGGCGGGCGCTACGGTGATCGACCTCCGCCACGCGGACGAGCCATGACCCGCCACGACCCGCTCGCCTGGGACGGGAACCGGTCGCCCTTTGCGCTGCGCGAGAAGCGCCGCATCTATGTGCGCTGCTTCGTCACCGCCGTGCTGGTCATGGCGTCACTCGCGTGGGGGATCTACGAGCCGCGGGGCATCCCGTGACCAGGTGTCCCGTCTGCGACGAACCGGCACCGATGATCGGTGTCTGCTGCGACCTGCTGATCGCCGAGCTCGGCGACGACGACGAGCCCGCCATCGTGCGGGGGATCGACTAGGCGAGGTGAACCACCATGGCCAAGCTCGAGGTGTACCGACGCAACGACCGCAAGTGGGCATGGCGCCTGCGCGCAGCGAACGGCCGCGTCATCGCGACTGACGCCGGCCAGGGCTACGAAAAGCGCAGCGACTGCAAGCACATGGGCGAGGCGATCGTCCGCGGCGATTACAACCCTGCCCGCGACTGATGCCCTGGGAGAACAGCCGGCCCACACACGTACCGACCGCAGTCCGCGAGGCATGCCTCCGACGTGACGGCTACCGGTGCGTCGCTCAGCTGAACACCGGGGACCGGTGCCCGGCGACGACGAACCTCGAAGCCGCACACCTCGCGCAGTGGAACCAGCTCGAGGAGACCACGGTCGACGACGTCCGCACCCTCTGCCACTGGCACCACAACCGAGAGACCCAAGCGCAGGCGGCCGCGGCGCGCAGCTCGCAGCCGCGACCGTCGGCGATCCGCTCCCGCGAGACCCATCCCGCTCACAGAGGGGGTGGGGGGACCCCTCCCCCCAGGGGAGGCTCTCGCGGGGAGGAGCTGTGATCAACAGTGTGTACGGGTCTGGGGAATCGGCCTGACCTGGCCCCTTTTTCGCGCCCAGAGAGGAGCTGCACATGAGCTCCGAAGCGGAGATCGAGCAGGCGCGCTCTGCCGTCGAAGAGGCCATACAGCGGTTCGTTTCCCTGGCCGCCACCTTCGACCGTCCATTCATGACCGGCTGGGCTGTCGCATTCGAGTACACCAGCGCCGACCTCGACGACGAAGGCAACACCGCCGACAGCGTCATCGTGCCGACCGTGCAGAGTCGCGCGACCAGTCGAGGACTGTTCGAGCTAGGCGTCGACCACTTCCGAAACCAGCGCTAGCGACGCCACGCCTCGCACGCAAGCCCGGAACGGGCTGGCGGGCCACCCGAAACGGGGGAGCACGAGCATGAACGGACTCACGTAGGTGGCCGGCCGCGGCCCCGCACCCAAGGCGCCCGATCAGCGCGCTCGCCGCAACAAGGACGCCGTCCAGCTACGCGTCCTGCCGGCGACCGCCACCCGGCAGCCTTCCCTGCCGACGATCTACTTCGACGTCGAGATCGAGGACGCAGCCGGGAACAAGCAGGTCGTGAAGCGCCGGTTCAACTGGCCGACCGCGACGCGCGGCTGGTGGGAGATGCTCGGCCAGCACCCGCTGGCGCCGGAGTTCACCGATCTCGACTGGTCGTATCTCGCGGAGACGGCGCTCATTCACGCGCACTTCTGGAAGGGTGACATGCGCGTCGCCTCCGAGCTTCGGCTCCGCGAGGCCAAGTACGGCTTCACGCCCGAAGACCGCGCGCGCCTGCGGCTGCAGTTCGCGATCGCCAACACGGCCGAGATCGAGGCCAAGGAGCGCCTAGACGCGCACCAAGCGCCCGGGTCCGCGCGCGATCGCGCTCGCGGCATCACGCGGCGGGAGCCTGCCTGATGCCGTGGATGCCACAGTCGGAGGATGACTTCCCGACGTTGGGCTGGCAGGTGGCCGATCAGATGGCGGCCTACCTCGGCCGTCCGGATGCCGGCGACGACGAGCGGTTCGATCCGTTCATCCTCACGCTCGAGCAGCAGGAGTTTCTCAACGAGCTGTACCGCATCGACCCGTTTACGGGGCGTCGGGTCGTCCACCGCTCGGCGCTGGTGCGTCCGCGTGGTTGGGGCAAATCCCCGTTCGTCGCGGCGATCATGATCAGCGAGGCGATCTTCGAGGTGGTGCCGGACGGGTGGGACGCCGACGGTCAGCCGGTCGGTAAGCCGTGGTCGAAGGTCCGCACGCCATACGTGGCGATCGCCGCGGTGTCGGAGGATCAGACGAAGTACACCTGGGACCCGCTGCTGGAGATGCTCCGCCAGGGTTCGGCGGTCGACGAGTTCGACCTCGAGCCGATGGACTCGTTCGTCGCGCTGGAGCGCGGCCGCATCCAGCCGATCACCTCGTCGGCGACGACGAGCAAGGGCGCTAAGACGGTGGCAGCGTCGCTGGACCAGACCGAGACGTGGCTGAAGAGCAACGGCGGCGTGAAGCTGGCACAGGTGCTGCGCAACAACGCGACGAAGCTCGGCGGCGTGACGATCGAGACGCCCAACGCGTATGTGCTCGGTGAGCGGTCGGTGGCTGAGGCGTCGTTCCAGTTCTGGGACGACATCCAGTCGGGCAAGTACAAGAACCTCGAGGAGATCCGGTCGATCTACTTCGATCACCGGCCGGCGCCGGCGGACACGCAGATCGACGACATGGACTCGCTGGTGCACGGCCTGCGGGTGGCGTACGGCGACTCGTCGAAGCACCCCGACGGGTGTCTGCTGCACGAGCCGCCCTGCCCGCCCGGATGGTTCGACGTGCACCGCGGCGCCCTGGACTTCTTCGACACCGCCAACGACCCGGCCGTGATGCGCGCGGACTTTCTGAACCAGATCGACGCCGCGCGCGACGCGTTCGTGTCCGAGCCGGAGATGCGCGCGTGCGTCGACGCCGGCCGAGGCAAGACGATCAGCCGCACCGAGCCTGTCACGCTCGGCTTCGACGGCTCGGAGGGCCGCAAGGACAAGCACATCGCCGACTCCACGGTCCTAATCGGCTACTCGGTCACCCAGCGCCACTTCTTCACGATCGGCATCTGGGAGCAGCCGGACGGCCCCGCCGGCGAGGGCTGGCGGCCGCCGAAGCTCGAGATCGAGCAGGCGGTGGCGAAGGCCTTCAAGGACTACAACGTCGTCGGGTTCTACGCGGACCCGTCGGCGGGGTGGGCCGGCGAGGTGAAGCAGTGGGAGGCCACGCACCACAAGCGCCTGAAGGCGAAGATGAGCGTGCAGGAGCCGATCCGGTGGCGGCAGAAGGATGTCAGCCGGACCGTCGACACGTTCGACCAGCTCGAGTCCGCGATCCGGCAGGTCGACGTCACCTTCGACGGCGACCCGACGATGATCCGGCACTTCATCCACGCCCGCCGCGACCCACGCCGCGGAGGCTACGTGCTGAAGAAGGCCGACGACAACCAGGACTACGGCAAGATCGACGCGACCTACGGGGCCGCGTTCGCCTTCGCCGCCGGCAACGACGCAATCGGTAAGGGCGTCACCGCGCGCACCAGCTCGCGTCTGCCGCGACAGCTTCGATGAGGGGGACCGTATGGCGACCACGCCCGAGCAGTGGCTCCCGATCCTCGCGAAGCGCCTGGATGCTCGGATGCCGGAGATCCTGCGCCTGCGCATGTACTCCACCGACGGCAACGCCCCGATGCCCGAGATGGGCAAGAACACCAAGGAGTCTTGGGAGGCGTTCCAGAAGAAGGCCCGCACGAACTACGGCGGGCTCGGCTGCCAGTCGCTCGCGGGGCGCATCGTGCCGAAGGGTGTCCGCGTGGGCACCTCGCGCACGAGCCCCGCGGTCGAGGCGCTGAAGATCGTCTGGCGCGACAACCGGCTGGACGTCGTGTTCGCCGACGCGATCATGAACATGCTGTCGGTGCGGGTCGGCTACCTGGTGGTGGGCACCCGTGGCGGCAAGCCGATCATCACGTCGGAGGCACCGGAGAAGGTCATCACCGCGCCCGATCCTGCGCAGCCGTGGCGGTCACGCGCCGCCATGCGCGCGTGGCGCGACCCGGACGTCGACCGCGACTACGCCCTGGTATGGGTGCCCGGGATGCGCCAGCGGTTCTCCCGCTCGGTCAAGACCGACACCGGCACCATCCGCGGGACCATCGCCGGCGACTGGGAGCCGGACGGCGAGGCCGAGGTGTACGACGGCCCCGTGCCGGTGTACGCGCTCGAGAACGAGAACGGCATGGCCGAGTTCGAGCCGCACATCGACGTCATCGACCGCATCAACCTCGGCAAGCTGCAGCGCCTCGTCGTCACCGCGTACCAGGCGTTCAAGGCCCGCGCCCTCAAGAACCTGCCCGACAAGGACGAGCAGGGCAACGACATCGACTGGGGCAAGCGACTCGACTTCGCGCCCGGCGCCCTCATCGACCTGCCCGAAGGTATCGACGTGTGGGAGTCGCAGGCCGTCGACATCACGCCGCTGCTGTCCGGCGAGAAGCAAGACGCGCGCGACTTCGCTGCCGTCATGCGCACCCCGATCGACGTGTTCCTCCCCGAGGGGCAGAACCAGTCGGCCGCCGGCGCCGCCAACGCGCACAAGGGCGAGATCCAGAAGGCCAAGAACCGCATCCAGCGCGCCCGCGGCCCGATGGAAGGCTCGCTGCTGGACGCGCTGCGCATCCTCGGCCTCGACGAGGGCGAGACGATCCAGGTGCTCTTCGAGTCGCCCGAGCACGTGTCGATCACCGAGAAGGCTGCGGCGGCCGCGCAGGCCAAGGCGGCCGGCAAGTCTCTGCGGTGGATCGCGAAGAACATCTGGGGCATGTCGCCGGACGAGATCGACGAGGAAGAAGCCGACCTCGCCGCCGAGCAGCTCCAGACGCTGGCGCTGACGGGAGCAGCTGGTGTCGGGACCGAACTCTGATCAGATCACCGCGGCGTACATGGCTCGCTCCTCGCAGGTCCGTGACCGGGTGCTCACGTTCGCCACGGCCCTGTGGGGATCGTCCGCATCGCTCCGCGACGCCGACGTCGACCGCCTCGTAGCGCGGCTCGTGCCCGTCGTGGAGGGCGGGCAGCTGCAGGTTGCCAACCTGACGAACGCGTACATCCAGCGCGTGGCCGAGCTTGAAGGGCTCAAGGCGGCCGTGGCAGACGTCGACCGCGACCAGGTGATCGGCTACCGCGGCGTGCCCGCCGCGGACGTGTACCGCCGACCTGCGGTCGCAACCTACTCGGCGCTCGCCACCGGCAAGTCGTTCTCCGACGCCCGCGAAGAGGGTCTCCACCGGCTGGCATCCATCGTCTCGACCGACCTGCAGCAGGCACGCACACGCCAGGCGCGCGCCGGTTACGCGGTGGCCGGGTTCGATTACGCCGTTCGCGTGCTGTCCGGGGCCGAGAACTGCGCTCTCTGTGTGATCGCGTCGACGCAGCGGTATAACGCGGGCAGCCTCATGCCGATCCATCCCGGATGCGACTGCGGGGAGCGGGGCGTCCGCGCCGGCCGCGACCCCGGGCAGGTCATCGACCAGAAGCTGCTCGACGCGGCCTACGCGCAGATCGACGTCAAGCTCGCCGGCGGCGAGCCGTCACCCGAGCTCGGCCAGAAGCGCACCGCCGCCGGCAAGCCGCTGTCCGATCTCACCGACCTCATCATCACTCGCGAGCACGGCGAGCTCGGTCCCACGCTCACCTGGCGGCAGGACCACTTCACCGGACCCGACGCGCTCGCGGCCTGACACTTCCCGGCATCGCCGGGCAGCGGCTTCCCGAAACGGGATGCCGATCCATCACTCCGAAACGGGGAACACCAAGCATGTCCACCACCGACGACACCAACACCGACCCGCAGGCACCCGCCGACGACGCGCCCGAGAGCGAGTGGAAGGCGTACGCGCGCCTGTGGGAGAAGCGTGCCAAGGAGAAGCCGAAGGTCTCCGACGAGGAGATCGCGTCCCTCCGCGACAAGGCAGAGAAGTTCGACGCCGCCGAGCAGGCCAACCTGAGCGAGCTCGAGCAGTGGAAGAACCGGGCTGAAGCCGCTGAACAGTGGAAGGCCGAGCGCGAGTCGAAGGACTCCGCGGCCAAGCTCGCCGCCGACATCGCCAAGGAGAAGGGCGTGCCCGTCGGCGCGCTCCGCGGCACCACGCGCGAGGAGCTCGAGGCGCACGCCGACGAGCTGCTCACGTTCCTCCCGAAGCCCCCGGCCGCGCCGTCCGCGGACGGCCAGGGCGAGGGCGACCCCATCGGCAACGGTGACATGTCGGCAGACGACATCGTCGAGGCGGCAGTCGGCCGCTGAGGCATCCCCCGTAGACGTTCGCCACGAACGCTCACGGGCTCATCGACACCCAGCGAAAGGGGTACATCGTGGCGAACATCTTCGTGAAGGGGCAGAAGCTCGCGCAGACCGCGCTCGCGCTGCTCCGCAAGCAGGTGAAGGCCCCCGGGCTCTTCTCCTACAAGTTCGGCATCGCCGACTTCCGGGGCGCCGAGGGCGACGTCGTCAACGTCAAGCGCCCCGCCGTCCTCGTCGCGCGCGAGAAGCCGTGGCGAGGCGACGACGCGATCGTCGTCGACCGCATCGCGAACTCGAAGATCCAGGTCGCGCTCAACCGGCACATCTACAGCGCGGTCGCGCTGTCGCCGGAGGAGGAGACCCTCGACGAGATCGACTACGTCCGTGACGTGCAGGCACCCCAGGTGCAGGCGGTCCTCGACTTCTTCGAGAACATCGTCGTCGGCGCCCTGCGCGCCGCGTCGTTCGTCTTCGGCGTGACGTTCAACACGGCCTCCGGCAGCGCCGTCGAGAGCGACGCCCGCAAGGTCGCCGTCCGCGCCCGGAAGCTCGCCCAGAAGGCGCACTGGCCGCTCACGGGCCGCTACTGGCTCGTCGGCGCGGACGTCTCCGAGGCGATCGCCACGCACGACAAGCTCCTCGAGGTCGACGCCGCGGGCCTGCCCGAGGCGCTCCGCGAGGGCGTCGTCGGCCGCCTCGGTGGCTGGACCATCGTCGAGCTCGACGCGCTCGCCGATGACGAGTCGTACTTCGTGCACGAGACGGCGATCGCGATCGCCAACGTCGCTCCCGCGGTGCCGAACGGTGTCGCCAAGGGCGGCGGTGTCGCGGCCGGCAACGGTCTCGCGGTCACGCAGCTGTGGGACTATGACAGCGACCACCTCAAGGACCGCTCGATCGTGCACGCGTTCGCCGGTGCGACCGCTGTGCTCGACCCCGAGCAGGACTCGTCCGGCGCGATCGTCCGCGACGAGAACGACGAGGTCGTGATGAAGTTCCAGCGGGCGATCAAGGTCACCTTCGGCGCCGGCGGCTCCGAGAAGGCCAGCTACACGCTGACCATCACGGGGGCGCCCACCGGCGGCACCTTCACGGTGACCGTCGACGGTCAGGAGACCGACGCGATCGCGTACAACGCGTCGAACGACACGATCGCATCCGAGATCAACGAGCTGACCGGTGTGTCCGGCGCGAAGGTCTCGGGCGGCGCGTTCCCCGCCAACGCGAAGACGCTCACGCTCAACGAGCGCGCCACGGTCTCCGCGACCGGCTCGTTCACCGGCGGCAGCTCGCCCGCCATCGCGGCATCCTGACCGCGACCCGCTGAGAGGAGTCAGGGCATGGCTGAGACCTACACCGCACTCGCGACGTCGGAAGATGTCGTGGCGGCGCTCGGCCGTGCCCTGACCACCTCGGAGGCGACAGGCGTGGACGCGAAGCTCGCAAAGGCCTCCGAGCTCTTCCGTGACGAGGCGCGTCGCAACTTCACCCCCGGACGCCGCACCACGCGGCTGAAGGTGCACGGCGATGAGGTGCTGCTGCCCGAGTCGCCCGTCGTGACCATCCATGCGGTCACCGACGACGCCGGGGCCGCTGTGACCTACACGCGGTTCGGGACCATGCTCACCGTCGCGTGTCGATCGCAGTCCTTCGTGCGCGTCGACTACAGCTTCGGCTCCGACACCGTGCCCGAGCTCGTCAAGACCACCGTCGCCGAGATGGTGGCCCGCACCTATGACGTCGACAAGCGCGCTCGTGCCGGCATGACTCAGTTCCAGAAGACGGCCGGACCCTTCCAGGAGGGTGGCCAGTTCGCCGCGTGGGCAGTCGGCGGGCAGGTGCTGCTGTCCCCGGCCGACGCGGCCATCGCACGCTCGTTCCGCGCCCCCCGCCTGCCGTCGACGGTGGTGCTCTGACGTGGAAGGCGAAGCCGTCGTCGTTCACCGGCGCACTCAGAGCGGCACCAACAGCCACAACCAGCCGATCTACACCACCGAGACCGAGATCGTCGAGAACGTGCTCGTGGCACCTGGCGCCGCGGCCGACGTCGTCGAGAATGCGCGACCGGACGGCACCACGATCGCGTGGACGCTCTACTTCCCGAAAGCCTTCGCCGGGTCGCTCCGCGGCGCACGCATCAGCGTGCGCGGCGAGACGCCGGCCCCAGTGATCGGCGACCCGAAGCCCTACCCCGACGAGGCAACCCCGACCGACTGGAACATGCCGGTCACGCTCGAGCGCACCGACGGATAAGCGAGGAGATCTCAGATGGCCGGAGAGGTGAAGCTCAACCTGCGCGGCCTGAACCAGATCATGCGCTCGGAGCCGGTGCAGGCGATCGTCAACGCGGAGGGCCGCCGCCTGGCGGCCGCCGCCGGTGCCGACTTCGAGTACGTCCCCAGCCCGCATCGCTGGATCGCCCGCGGCTACGTGCAGCCCGCCAACGCGCGCGGCGCACGGGAGCAGGCCCGCAACGCCGCGCTCGAGCGGGCGCTGGGGTCGCGATGAGCTTCGTCGACGCTGAGGCGATGGTGCTCGCGTTCCTGACGGACGCGCTCGACGGCGTCCCGGTGCACACCACCGTGCCCGACGCCCGCCCCGCCAAGTTCGTCCGCATGTGGCGCAACGGCGGCGCCGCGGTGAACCGTGTCGTCGACCGCCCGCAGATCACCGTCGAAGCCTGGTCCGCTGACTCGGCCGACGCCGCGGAGCTCGCGAACCACTGCCGCGACCTGCTGCTCGGCAGCTCGGCGGCGATGCCGCTCGTCCGCGGCGTGACCGAGATCACCGGGCCCTACTCCGCCCCCGATGAGGCGACCGAGACGCCCCGCTACCGCTTCACGGTCGCATTGACCGTCCGCGCCAAGCGCTGACACCCATCGACACACCGTCCCCGACCAGACGCCGCGGACGCGCTTCTCCCGACGACGTGTCGGGGACAACCGCCGGTCATGCCCGGCTCACACGAAAGAGAAGACACACATGACCGTGAACGCAGAGCTCGCCCGCATCTACGGCGGGGATGCCGACGCCATCCACCTCGCGCCGCTCGGCACCACCCTGCCCACGACCATCGACGGCACGCTCGACGCGGCCTTCGAGGACGTCGGCTGGCTGCACTCCGACGGCGTCACCGAGGCGCTCACCGGATCGGTGAACAAGGTCCGCGGCCACCAGGGCCAGGCGGTCGTCCGCACCCGCGTCACCGAGTCGGGAACGACGTACTCGTTCCACGCGCTCGAGACCAAGGAGCAGACCCAGTCCCTCCGCTACCACGAGAAGTCGGCCGCCACCGCCACGGGCGTCCGCACCGTGACCCGAGGCCCCGGCCAGCGCATCGCCGTCCGCGCCGCCGTCATCGACTTCTACGACGCCGACGACGACACGGTGCGCGAGCGGATCATCATCCCGCGCCTCGAGATCGTCCCCAACGGGGACCGCGTGTACGGCGGCAGCGACATCGCCGGCTTCCCGTTCCTCGGCGAGGTCATCGGCGACTACACGCACCTGTCGACCGACGTCGAAGGCGCCGCCTGATGACGGCCGAGAAGCCGGCCAAGAAGCCGGCCAAGCAGCCCGACCGCAGCGTGCCGCACTACCTCGACAAGTTCGGCCACCGCCACGAGCTCACCGAGGCAGACGCGGCCGCGCTCGCCAAGCCCAAGGCGACGCTGCCGGCACTGCCGCCCGACGCGAAGCAGCAGCAACAGAGCGCGACGCCGAGCGAGTAGGCCCCAGACCGGTGGGCGGAGTCACCTCCGACGGCTCCGCCCACCTCACACCCAACCACCAGTCGGAGATCAGTCGGAGGAGAAGACCATGGCCAACGTGCCAGCGGGCGCGAAGACGCCCGAAGACCACAAGCCCAAGACCGCTAAGACAGAGAAGGTGACCGTCACCCTCGGCGAGGGCGACGAGGCGCGTGAGGCGCCCGCCCTGCGCGTCACCGTACGCGGCATCGAGGTGACGGTGCTCGAGGAGGCGCTGAACGACTTTGAGGTCCTCGACGACATCCGTGCCGCCCAGGACCAGCGGGATGCGTCCCGCGCCCCGTCGCTGCTACGCCGTATCACCGGCGACCAGTACGCCACGATCCTCGACGGCCTCCGCGGCCCCAACGGGCGCGTCACCGTTCAGGACGGCACCGAGTTCGTCTTCGAGCTGTTCCGGGCGCTCAACCCAAACTCGTGACGCTCGCGGGCGCCCTCGGAGAGCACGAGGGCGCCCTGCGGGCATCACTCCAAGCCGAGTACGGCATCCGTCTCCTGGACGGCGGCCGCACCGAACCGTGGCGCACCGTCACCGAGCTCGGGGACCTGGTCGAGCACCTGCCGCCCGGATGCGCCCTCTGGCGCGTGACCGGGGGCGCGATCGCTCTGACGACAGAGGCACACCTGCTGCGCGAGGCGATCTACCGGCTTGAGGTCATCGACTGGCACGCGCACACGCCGAAGAGCGCCGCACCGAAGCGCATCGACCTTCCCCGCCCCGCGCACGAGGTGCGCGCGGAGGAAGCCAAGCAGACCGCGAAGGCGAAGGCCTGGGCTGACCGTCAGGCACGCCGGCGAAGCCGAGAGGTAGACGCCGGGTAGAGGGAGGCCAGCATGGCGAACGCCGTCGAGATCGCGAACGCCTATGTCGCGCTGTCGGTCAAGATGCCCGGCGTCAAGCAGGACATCAAGAGCGAGCTCGGCAGGGTCGACACCCGTAGCATCGGCGACGACCTCGGTCGCAGCACCGGCAAGGGCTTCTCCCTCGGCTTCGCAGCCGTCGCGGGCGCGGTCGGCGGCATCGTCTCACAGATCGCCGGCCGCGCCATGGACGCCATCGGCGGTCTCGTCGGCGAGGCCGCGGCCGCCTCCGACGCGACGCAGAAGTTCGCGAAGACGCTCGGATTCGCCGGCCTCGACACATCGACGATCGAGAAGGTCACCCAGCAGACCCGCGCCTACGCCGACGCCACGGTGTACGGGCTCGGCGACATCCAGAACACCACGGCGCAGCTGGCCGCCAACGGCATCAAGGACTACGTCGAGCTCACCGAAGCGGCCGGCAACCTGAACGCCGTCGCCGGCGGGAACGCGGACACGTTTAAGTCCGTCGGCATGGTGCTCACCCAGACGGCAGGCCAGGGCAAGCTCACCACCGAGAACTGGAACCAGCTCGCCGACGCCATCCCCGGCGCATCCGGCAAGCTGCAGGAGGCGCTCGCCAACGCCGGCGCCTACACGGGCAACTTCCGCGACGCGATGTCGCAGGGCCAGATCACGGCCGAGGAGTTCAACGCCGCGCTGCTCGAGGTCGGCACCGACCCGATCGCGGTCGAGGCCGCAAAGTCGACCGAGACGCTCGAGGGCGCGCTCGGCAACCTGCAGGCGACCATCGTCGGCGGCCTCTCCGACGTCTTCACGACGCTGAAGCCGCAGCTCACCGACGCGATCACCGGGCTCTCGAACGTGCTCGGCGGCTTCTTCGACTGGTTCGGCGGCGCCTTCAAGGGCGTCGTCGATCTCATCGCCAACGGGGACTTCACGGGGGCGTTCGCCGACGCGTTCAACGTGGCCGAGGACTCGCCCATCGTGGACGTCATCCTCACCATCCGTGAGGGCATCGTCGGCGTGTTCGACGCGCTCAAGGCCGGCGGCGACATGTCGGCGCTCGCCGACGTGCTGCCGTTCCTCACACCGTTCGGGCTGATCTTCCAGATCCTGCAGCCCATCCTGCCGATCGTCGTCGGCGCATTCCAGCAGCTCGCCGGTGTGCTCTCCGGTGTGCTCGTCGCCGTGCTCCCGGTGATCGGCTCGACGCTGTCGAGCGTGGCGACCGTCTTCTCGCAGGTGCTCGCTCAGGTGCTGCCGCTCATCATTCCGCTGATCGTCCAGTTCGCGTCGATCTTCCGAGGGCTGGCCACCGCGGTGCTCCCGCAGCTGCTGCCGATGGTGACGACGCTGGCGACGTTCCTCGGCGACGTGCTCATGGCGGTGGCGCCGCTGGTCGCGCAGCTCGTGCAGGCATTCCTGCCCGTGCTCGTGTCGCTGATCCCGCTGTTCTCGACGCTCCTGGGCGCGATCCTCCCGATCATCACGGTCATCCTGCAGGCACTCGTGCCGGTGATCCAGTTCCTCGCGGGCGTGCTCGTCGCGGTGCTGACGCCCATCCTGCAGGCCGTCGCCGGCGCGATCCAGTGGGTCGCGCGTGACGTGCTGCCCGTTCTCGGCGCGGCGTTCGAGTGGCTCTACGAGAACGTCATCGTGCCCGTGTGGAACGGCATCTCCGACGTCATCATGGGCGCCTGGAACTGGCTGGATCAGTACGTCTTCAACCCGTTCAAGGTCGGGATCTCGCTCCTCGGCACCGCCTTCGAGAACACCGCGCAGGCGATCGCCACCGCATGGGACGGGATCAAGGCCGCGGCCGCCGCGCCGATCAACTTCGTGCTCGACACCATCTGGAACAACGGTCTCCGCTCGTTCTGGAACGACCTGGTCGCCAGCCTCGGGCTCGAGGATATGAAGCTCCCTAAGGCGGAGCTGGTGAAGTTCGCCAGCGGTGGCGTCCTCCCCGGTTGGACGCCCGGGCGTGACGTGCACCAGTTCTACTCACCGACCGCCGGATTCCTCGCCCTATCCGGAGGCGAGGCGATCATGCGGCCCGAGTTCACGCGAGCCGTGGGTGGCGCCGCCGGCGTCGAGGCGCTCAACGCGGCCGCACGCCGCGGCGAGATCGGCGACGGCTTCGGCGACTTCGTCGGCGACGTCTGGGAGAACGTGCAGAAGGCCGCCTCGGTCGCGTGGGAGTTTCTCTCCAACCCGGCCGCGGCGATCGAGAAGCACGTCATCGACGGGATCATCCGCCCGCTGATGGGCGACCAGAACGTCTTCGGGCAGGCCGTCGGAGGGCTTGCGGCGAACACGGTGAAGGGCATGGCTGACCTGTTCAAGGCGGCCGCACCGTCCTCTCCCGGCGGCAAGGGCATGGGCTGGGAGTCGATGTGGAACATCGTTCGCAGCCGGTTCCCCGACGCGACGCTCAACTCGGCGCTCCGCCCGGGCGCGATGACCGTCAACGGTGGCCAGTCGTACCACGCCCTCGGGCGCGCGATCGACCTGCCGCCGCGGATGGACATCTTCAACTGGCTGAAGGCGGCGTTCCCGAACAGCAGCGAGCTGATCTACTCGCCTGCAGGTGCGCGGCAGCTGCTCAACGGGCAGGAGCACTTCTGGGAGGGCGCCGTCCGCGCGCAGCACTACAACCACGTGCACTGGGCGATGGCCAACGGCGGTGTCATGCCGAAGCTGTACGACCAGGGCGGGTGGCTGCCGCACGGCGGCATGGCGCTCAACCTCTCCGGTCGGCCGGAAGCCGTGCTCACGCCCGAGGAGTCCCGCGCGCTGAAGAACGGCGGGATGCCGCGCGAGCTCATCCTCCGCGACATCGATGGCGCGCTCATCGGGCGGATGCGGGTTGAGGCCGACTCTGCCGCGGAGTCGCGCCAGCGTCGCGCGTTCGGTGACATGGGCATGGAGGTGGCCGAGTGGTGATCATCCTCGCCCAGCCGGCTGCTCCCGCGCCCGAGGCGATCGCACAGTTCGACGGGATCAAGCACGAGTGGATCGGCTGGGACGGTTCCGTGTGGACCCTCTCGGACTGGCAGGTGGGGGTGTGCTTCACCGCGGGCGGCATCATCGGGATGCACAATCCGCGAGGCGTGAAGTACACCTCCCGCGCTCGCGGCGTCCCCGGACATCGTCTCCGCGGGTGGCAGGCTGACCCGCGGCGGGTGGGCTGGCAGGTGTTCGTCTGGCACGACGAGTCCTCCGACGAGTGGCTGGCGCTGAACGATGCGTTCTTCACCTCCATCCACCCGGAGCTCGAGGGGACGTGGCGGGTCACCGCCGGCGGCCGCAGTCGCGAGCTGCGCCTGACGGGCGCTTTCGACGACGACCACGGCTTCCCGGAGGACCCGGTATACGAGGGTTGGGCGACGTACGAGTTCAACCTCGACGCCGCGCAGCCGTTCTGGACGGGGGAGCCGATCACCCGCTCGTGGGCGGATGGCGCTGGCGTGCCGTTCATCCCGGCCGAGGGTGGGCCCTCGTTCTTCGTGTCGACGGGGCGGACGTTCGCGTCGGCGGCGATCGCAAACCCGGGCGACGTCGCCGCGTATCCGGTGTGGACGATCCGCGGCCCGCTCACCGATGTCGCGATCGGGATCGACGGGGTGCTCATTGAGCTCGGCGCCGCTCTCATCGAGGGCGACGTGCTCGTTATCGACACCGACCCGCGGAACCTGACGGCGACGCTCAACGGCGTCGACTACGCGCAGGATCTCGGATTCCAGCGGTACGCGCCGGTCCCGGCCAAGGGGCAGACCTCGCTGGATGTCGCCGCGACCGGTGCCGGATCGGTGGCGGTGTCGCTGACGCCGCTGTACTTCCGCGCGTTCTGAGGGGGCCTCGTGCTGCAGGAGTTCGAGGTCACCTCGGGAAGCTCGTTCATCGCGCAGCCGTACCCGCTGCAGGTGCGCACCGAGCTTGCCTGGAACGGGCTGTCGAAGACCATCATGACGTTCGACGACGACGACAAGTGGCTCCGCAAGATCGAGGACCACGACGACGCGCGGGTGCGCGTGCGCCGCGACGACGAGATCCTCATGACCGGGTGGTTCGCCAAGCGCGGCGGCACCGGCCCCCAAGGCACGACAACCGTCGAGTTCTGGGACGACTTCGCCGACGTCGCCGGCCTCGGCTGGCCGAACCCGGCCGCGGCGATCAGTGCGCAGACCGACGAGTATGCCAGGTACACCGGCCCGACAGAGACGGTCGTAAAGGCCGCCTGCGCGGCGCTGTCCGCGCGGCTCGGCCACGGGTGGACCATCCCCGCCACGACCGGCCTCGGCTCTCCTCAGCGCGTGGAGCTCCGCTTCCACCCGCTGCTGGACAAGCTCGTCCCGCTCGTCGTCGCAGACCGGCTCATGTGGACCGTGAAGGACGGTGTCGTCGACGTCGTCGAGGGCGCGCTGTTCGATCGCACACTGACCGCCGAGTCGGGGCTGATCGAACACTACGAGTGGGAGTACAACGCACCGACCGCCACGCGGGCAGTCGTCGGGGGGTCCGGCGAGGGCGTCGCCCGAGCGTTCGAGGAGTACGTCGACGCGACCCTCGAGACGCAGTGGGGCCGTCCCGTCGAGGTGTTCAAGGACTCCCGCATGGCCGACGGGGAACCGCTCGAGCCGGATGCCGTCGAGACGCTCGCCGCCAACGCGCCGCGCGCGTCGGTTTCGATCGACCTGCAAGAGGGCAGGTGGTTCAAGTACGGCGCCTACCGCCTCGGTGATCGCATCCCGATCAAGATCGGGGCGCTCGAGACCACCGACGTCGTTTCTCGGATCGTTTTCGAGGAGACGGCCGAGGGTGGCGAGCTCATCACGCCGCACATCGGCACGTTGGAGACAAGCACGGACGCCCGCATGCGCTCCGCCATCGGGCGGATCTCGCGCGGCCTTCGAGATCAGGGGAGACGATGACGATCACCACGTACGGGTACGCCGGCGAGGTCGACGAGATCGCATACGCCGAGAGCAACATCTACGGCGGCGTCAGGTACGGCGTGGCCGGGTTCGCGGACTTCCGCCCTACCGCCGGCACCGGCGACCGGGGCGTGTCGATCGCCGCCGGGACCGCGATCGGCGGCGGCGTCCGCGCCGTCAACGACGCCCCCGTGAACCTCAACCTCGCCAGCGTCGGCTCCGGGTCCCGCTGGGATCTGATCGTGCTGCGCCGCGACTGGGGCGCCGGCACCGCGACCCTCGTCGTCATCGAGGGGTCGTCGACGAAGGCGCTCCCCGCGCGGAACGCGGACGTAGGCGACGTCGACGACCAGCCGATCGCGCTCTGTCGTGTGGCCGCCGGGTCGTCTGCGGTCGCCGAGATCGTCGACCTGCGCGTGTTCCCCGGCGACGGCGGCGCGCACGCCCGCGACATCCTCGTGCTGTCGTTCATGGACCGCCTCGGCACCATGCTTCGCATCGGCTCCAGCCTGTGGTCGCGCGAGCTCGACGCCGCGGGCGCCGAGGCGTGGGTCGACCTGTTCGCCGCCAGCGGCTACACCCCGATCACGCACCTCGCGACGGCTGAGAACGGCGGCGGCGTCTACCTCTTTGGGTACCTGGCGCAGCGTGGCGGCGTCGTTCTTCGGGGCGTCGTGCAGAAGAAGACCGGCGCGTGGTCCGGCGGCACACAGATCGCCGCGCTCCCCGCGGCCGCCCGCCCGGGGCAGACGGTGCGGGTCCTCGCACCGACGTCGGTCGCCGGGCAGGCAGCGAAGGTGCGCATCACCCCGGCCGGGGCGGTGTTCTTCGACGAGACCATCGACGACGGCACCAGCGCCGGGCCGGTGTGGATCCAGTTCGACGGCGTCTTCATCCCCCGATAGGAGCACCTGGTGATCGACTACTTCCCCGCGCACGTCGCGATCAACCCGCAGACCGGCGGGAACCTGCCCGACACCGAGGTGCAATTCTTCGACATCGCCGACACCGACTTCACGACCCCGGTGACGCTCACCGACGTGCAGGACGTCCCGCTGGGCACGGCGCTGTCGTCGGGGCCGACGGGGGTGTTCCCGGCGTTCAAGGCGCCCGGGCACACGCAGCTGGTCCCGAAGTCGGGGGATGTCGTCACCCCGCCGATCTTCTCCATGTACGGGCTGCTGCTGTCGCTGCTCCCGGACCCGACCGATCAGCCGGGCGAGCTCGCCGTCACCACGGACGGTCTCGACGGGTACACGCTCGTCCCGCTGCCCACCGGCGGCACCGGCGGCGGGAGCGGATGGTCCCGTGCGGAGGGGTCGATACTCACCGCCTCGCTCGCTGCTGCCGCGCAGGAGTCGGGCATCGTCGAGCTCGGCAAGGTCGCGCACGTGTTCGGGATCTCGGTGTCCTCGGCGGCGCGAGTGCGGCTGTACGACACCGCTGCGCACCGCGACGGGGACGCCGCCCGCGCGTTCACGACACCGATCGACACCGCAACGAACCACGGCGTCTTCCTCGACGTGCAGCTGGACCCCGGTGTGACGTACAACCTCGACATCAACGTTCACACCTGGGACAACACCGTCAACGTCCCCTTCCTCGTCACCAACATCGGCGGCGCGCCCGCTGAGATCACGGTGACGCTGACGTACCTGCGGATGGAGTGACCATGGCAATCTCACAGGGCTGGCCGCCGATCGCACAGGTGGCATCGACGGACGTCGACGCCGCAATCGCGGACGCGCTCGCGGCGTTCTCGCCCGACTGGAACCAGCAGGTCGCGATCACCCGGACGGCGTATGACGCGCTGGGCACCCCGGTCGCCTCGACGTTCTACGCGATCGACGAGGCGTCATGACGGTCGCCCCTGTCCGCGAGGTGGCGGCGTCGGGCGCGGGCCCGTCAGTCATCGCCACGTTCAGTGATGCGACCCCGCTGGGGAGCACGCATCTCCTTGTCGCGGTGACCGCCTGCGCGGGCTCAGCGTCCAGCGTCGGCGGGTGGACAACGGTATGGACCGCCACCGCGAACGGACTCAACCGGTCAATTGCTACCCGGCAGGCCGACGGGATCGTCAACAGTGTCGGGCTATCCGGCATGACCGGTCCCGGCGCCATTGTGCTGATGGCATTCGACGGATTCACTTCAGCGACCCCTTCCGCGATCGGCGACGCGGCGACCGGCGCAACCGCGACGGCGGCGGCAGCCGATCCTCTGATCCTTCCCGCCGCCAAGGGAGTCGCTGTCGCGGCAGGCTCCGCCTACAACACCGGCCCCATCGCTCCCACGAACTGGACGTGGGGTGGAGGGTATACCAAGTCGGCGGTCGCGCCCCTTCAGTACGCTTCGGCGGGCTGGAAGAGCTACGACCCCGCCTCTGGCGTGTACGACGCTTCGGCGACGCTGAACGCCGTTTTCCGGTGGGCGATGCGGGTCGCGATCTTCGATCTCACTGGCCCGACTTCGCGGGCGAAGGAAGCGATCGGCGACACGCCTGTGACTCTGTCCCTCGGAGCGACGGACCTGACGGGAGCGGTCGGCGCGACCGGCTGAGATTCGTCGGCGGATGTTGTATCAGAGGCTGGTGTATCTGCTCTGAGGGGACATGAGCGAACCTATGGACAACCGTACGGATGACCCGTACAGTTCACACATGGCAACCACGAAGACCACCACCCAGCCGATCCCCCTTCCCACCGACGACAGCCTGTTCCCGGTGCGGTGGCTGCACATGGACGACGACACCGAATGCGACCGTCACCAGGTCTGCACGCGGCCCACGTACGTCCGCGGCGGCCGCGCCAACTTCGGGTCGGGCGACGAATGAAAGCCGGCGCACTCGCCGCGCTACGCTGGCCGGGTGAATCCGAAGGGCATCGTGACTGAGCACGATCACGAGCTCCTCGCTCAGGCCCGCGCGCAGAAGGCCGAAGCGGACGCGAACTGGCGCCGCGTCGTGCTCGAGGTAGCCGCCCGCTCGGGAAGCATCCGCGAAACCGCCAAGGCGGCCGGGATCAGCCCCGACACCATCACAGAGTGGAAGAAACAGGCGTCGGCCTAAGCCTCCCACCCCACATCTAAGCCCCCGCATCGACGGGGGCTTTGTCATGCCCGGCGGAGGGAGCCCAGCATGGTCTACGCCAACGGACAGGTGCCGTACTCGGTCGTCTCGGTGGTCCTCGCGAGCGGCTACGACAGCAACGGCTACTGGGAGTTCCGCTGCACGCCAGCGTTCGCCGCCCGCTGGCGGTTCGCGAAGCGCCGAGCCGAGGAGCTCTACGGGCGGACGATCTACATCCGCTCCGGCTGGAACATCTACCGGCCGCTGTTCTCGCAGCACATCGCCCGCGACAACGCGTGCGAGCAGGGCAACTGCCTCGGCGCGGCGTGGCCGGGCACATCGTCGCACGGTGGCGAGTGGCAGGGCCGCCCGTGCCTGGCTGTCGACGTCGACCCGAACGGGCTCACGTGGGACCAGGTCGATGTCGCGATGGAGGCCGCCGGGTTCTCGGCCCGTCTCATCACCGCGGCGATGAGCGGCTTCCCGGGTGGGGAGCGCTGGCACTACATCGACTTCAACGCCTTCGGCGCCGTCCCGGCGTTCGCGGGAGCAACGCCCTTCCCCGTCGTCGAGGAAGAGCCGACACCAAAGGAGAAAGACATGATCCTGCTCAAGGGAATCGACTCCGGCAGCGGCACCACGACGATCCTGGTCGTCGCCGGCCCTGGCGTCTGGGACCGCTACGCGCCGTCGTTCGAGGGCGTCCTCGAAGAGCAGTTCGGCCGCGCGATCGAGCTGAGCAAGACGTCGATGCTCGAGAAGGAGGCCCTGTACAAGAACGCGGGCGTCACCGCAGCGAAGATCGACGTCGCGCTCAAGGACAACTTCGACGCGCTGATCGCCGCAGTCAAGGGAATCCCGGCGGGCGGCGGCGGATCCGGCGCGTCGGCCGCCGACATCGCGACCGCCGTGATCGACCAGGCCGCGGCCCGCCTGACCCCCTGATCGCCGTGGATCGACTTCCAGTCCCGGCACCTCGGCGCCGGCGCTTCGAGACCGTAATCCGAATCATCGACCTGATCGTCTACGCTGCCGTCCTCGCGGGCGGTGTGTACGCGCTGGTGGGGACGCCGGCGACCGTCGTCGACGAGCTCACAGGGGCGGAGTGGCTCATCGTCGTGTGGGCGTTGCTGCTTCTCGGCGGTGGTGCGGCGGGTTTCGTGGGCAGGCTCACGCGGTTCTGGATGGTCGAAATGCCAGCCACAGTGCTGGCCTTTGCGGGCATCCTGATCTACTTCGTGGTCCTCGGGCGGTTCGCGACCTCGAGCATCACCGCAGCCGTCGCGGCGCTGCTGGTGCTTGTGGCGATGGGAATGATCGCGCGCCGGTGGGCGGAGCTGCAGATATTCGCCACCGACCCCGACCACCAGGACTTCAAGACCCGCATGGCAGAGGCGCTACGGAGGCGAACCGCGAACTTCGTCGCCCGTCAGGAGTGACGGGGAGGCACCATGGCAGATCTCAACTGGGTCGCTGTGATCGTCGCGGTCGTGGGTGCTGGCGGCATCGGTGCTGCGATCCGTGAGATCGCGTCGGTGATCTCCCTCGCTCGCAAGGGCGTCTCCGGCAAGGAAGACAAGCGCCGCGACGACATCATGGCGCAGCGCGACCACGCCATTCGAATGCAGGAAGAGGCCGAGGCAGGGGAGCGGGCCGCCGACGCCCGCGCGGACGCCGCCGAGCGCGCGCGGGACGCCGAGCGTAACCAGCGCCGCATCGCGCAGGAGGAGCTCATGCAGGCACGCCTGCGCCTCCGCGAGAACGGCATCGACCCCGGACCCTGGCCCGACTTCGACCGGACCGACAACCCCAACCGACCTTGAGGAGGTCACCATGAACATCGGTCATTACGCGAAGGCGCTGCTCTACATCGCCCTCGCCGTCGTCGGCGTGCTCGTCACCGCGCTCGCCGACGAGCTGCTGTCCGTCGACGAGCTCGTGAACGTCGCCATCATCGGCGTCGGCGCGATCACCGTCTACCTCGTGCCCAACCTGCCGAGCGGGCCGGGCGCGATCCTGAAGACGCTGGTCGCGTTCGCGGTGGCTGGCCTCGTGGCGCTGCAGTCCTTCCTGACGGGCGGCGTCTCGACGACCGAGTGGCTGCAGGTCGCCGTGGCTGCGTTCGCTGGTGTGGGCGTGTACGTGATTCCGAACGAGCCGCCCGTCGTGATGGGTCGCGGCGCGGACGGGGTCTGGCGCGCGTGAGCCGCTGGGTCGCGGTCGTCGTCCTGGTGGCCGCGACCCTCACCGTCTTCTCGCCATCCAAGCGTCGGGGAGGTGACACCATGCCTCACGGCGTCACGAACAGCCGGCCCCGCGGGTTCTTCCGCTGGCTGCGCATCTTCCTTGGCTGGTTCTGACCAGCACCACGCCCCCTCGGGCCGCCCTCACCGGCGGTCTGAGGGGGCGTTTCGTCGTGCGTGCCCAGTCAGCTCGCCCCAGTCCGCCGCCGGCGCCCCACCGGGACCGTGCGCGGCGAGGAACGCCATGTGCACCCGATAGCAGGCATCCCGCAGTGTCGTCGACCAGCCGAGCACGTCGCCCCGCCAGATCGCCTTGTAGCGCAGCTCGGTGCCGTTCATCACCCTGCGCAGCTCGATCCAGCCGTACTCGAGACCCATCGGATCGACCATCCGCCATACCCCGGTGGGGCCCTCGACGGCCGCCATGATGGGGTGCCAGTCGGCCATGAGCGTGCCCCTCGCTTCCTCCGGCCGAGGAGACCAGGTTACTTCGACCAGCCGCGCTCTCGCCGATCGGTGATGAGCGCGCCGAGCTCGACGTACAGCGACTCGAGAGAGCCGGGGGCGAGTGCGACCCTGCTGACGGCGGTGTGGGTCTCGTCTCGCTCGTTCAAGAGGAATGTCAGGATCAGCGCGTCCGGCCGGCTGTCGAGGTTGAGCGAGGTGGCGAAGACGGGCGCAGCGACGCCGTCCGGGATGCGAATGGTCATGCGGTGGACGCTACACGCCCGCTACGCTCTCCCGGAGTAGGAGATTCACCACCCGGGGGAGACCATCATGGCCGAAGAGCCGCTGTACCAGTTCACGTCGCACACCGAGGGGAAGAACGCGACGGTGCGCATCTACCCTGACCGAATCGAGTGGGATCGCGCTCGCGGCGTATCAGGGGCGAAGGTCACTGCTGGCATCATGACGGCGGGGCTGTCGATGCTGGCGACCGGGGTGAAGAACGGCAAGGCCGGAAGCGAGATGATCCCCGTGCGGTCGATCAGCTCGGTGACCACCTCGCGGGACGGGATGATGAACTCCAAGGTCTCGGTCATCACGTCCGGCAACACCGTCGACTTCCGCGTCTCGCACAAGGAAGCCGAGACGGTGAAAGCCACCCTCATCCAGCTCATCGGCGGAACGCACCCCGCACAGCAAGCGCCGGCAGCGCCAGTCGCCGCGCCCGCCCCGCAGCCCTCCGCGGACGTCTCGGCGCAACTCCAGCAGCTGGCCGCTCTGCGCGACGCCGGCGTCCTCACAGAGGAAGAGTTCGCAGCGAAGAAGGCTGAGATCCTCGCGAGGCTCTGACCGCATCCGCCACCGGAACGCCCGTGATACGAAATCGGTTCGCGGGCGTTCCGTCGGTTTGGGGATCACCTCGCACGACGTTGTGCGCTAACCGACAGCAGGATTCCAGGCGGGGATGATGTGCACGCGTTCGCGCCAGACGCCGGTGCCCTGCCGGGTCGGTCGGTGAATCTCGACGCGGGATATCAGAGCGCGCAGCAGGTTGCGCTGCTCGAGCACCGTCAGCTCATCCCAGTCGGCGTCGAGGTTCATAGCAAGCTGACGGGGGTCGATACTGGGCCGCGGCGCGACCCGCTGCCGCCGCTCCTTCAGCGCGGCGAGGTCACTGTCGAGCTGGACGACCGCCGCCTCGTACGCCGCGTCGGGCATGCTGCCTCCGGCCCACCTGACCGTGATGCGCCCGAGTCTGTTCGTCAGATCCTCGATCTTGCGATCAAGGGTCGTTGCGTTGTCGAGCTGGATGACGCGGCGCTCTTGCTCGCGAACTGCCGCGGCCGCGAGCTCGTCGACGTCGCGGGCGAGGTCGGTGACCCACTCACGCACCACGGTCTCGACGAGCGCTCGCGTCATGAACATCCCGCGGCCGGTGCGCTTCTGCCCTGCTCGGGAGCACTTGTAGTCCTTCAGGCCCTGGTTGCCGACGTGCATCGGAGCGCCACAGTCCCCGCAGAAGATCAGCCCTGTGAGCATGTACTTCGGTTCGACGACCTGGGGAGGCGCCGGCGCGTCGAGCCGCATCGCCTTGTACGCTTCCCACTCGGCCTCGGTGATGACCGGGTCGTGTCGGCCGTCGTGGAATGTGGCAGCGCTGATCCGCCAGTCGCGGACGCCGCCGCGCCTCTGGCCCCGGTGGATGATCTTGCCAGCGCCGAACCCGGCGTCGAGGAGGTGCGTGACCGTGACACGAGACCACTCCCCGCCGGCCTTCGTCGTGATGCCGCCGCTGTTGAGCCAGCGCACGATCCGGGTGAAGCCTTCACCCCGCAGGTACCTGCGGTACATCTCGGCGAGTACGGGCGCCTCGGTGTCGTTGGGCGTGTACGTGCCGTCGTCCTGCTTGTCGTACCCGTAGCGGGGTCCGCCGTCCGAGGGGAGGCCCATCCGGCGGCGTCGTGCGTGCGCTTCCCGCCAGGTCTCGCCGATGAGTTCTGCTTGGTAGGCGTTCATCTCGCCGAGCATTCCTCGCGCGAACCGGCCCGAGGGTGTGGCGTCGTTGGCCTCGGTGGCCGACTCGATCGAGCCGCCGGCGACGTCGACGCGGTCGAGGGCTACCGCCCACCGGAGACGCTGGCGGCCGACGCGCGAGAACTTCCAGACCACGAGCACGTCGCACTCGCCTGCCTCGAGTCGGGCGATAGCGCCGTCCAGTTTCGGCCACCACGCTGACGAGCGGCGGGAGCCGGAGTACTTGGACTCTTCGACGCCCTCTACCCAGTCGACGATCCTGTACCCGCGCGATGTTGCGTAGCTCTCGATCGCGTAGCGCTGCACCTCGGGCGATGTGCCCCCGTCCTTCTCCATCGAGACACGGATCAGCCCGATGGCGCGCTTCGGTGCCTCTGCGTCGGTGCGGGGCTGGCTCACGTCTGTGGATCCTCGTCGTAGTCGTCGCCGACGTACTCGATCAGTGCGATGCGGACGATCTCGCTGAGGTTGTCTCCCTCGGCTTTCGCCTTCGCAAGCGCAGCGAAGTAGAGCTCGTGCGGGATGCGGAACGCGTGAAGCGGGGTCTTGGCCACTCGCCCATAGTTCCAGCCCACCTTACGGGGTGTAGCTACACGCTGATACGCTCCGGCCATGGCATCCCGGGATGGTGGGATCGAGAGCGAACTTCTCGCGAGGGCGGAAGCGATCGCGAAGCTGCAGGGCGAGACTGTCGATGATGTCGTCGAGCGAGCGCTCAGGGCGTACGTGGAGCGGGCTGACGAGGTCGCTAGCCAAGGTGAATGACTTGGTGGGGCATTGTCCCCCTTTCGGGGGACACCGAACCGCGGCTTTACCGAATCGTTACGCAACGCTGTGCAATACCTGTAGCTACAGCAGTCCCGATGTCGGCGACGCGGGTTAGGTTCGTGTCTAAATCCCCGGGGTTCGGACTCGCGCATGATATGCGCGAGCTTCGGGGTTGCGTCGTCGGGGGGACCGAAAGAAATGCCTACGTACATCTGCGGGACAGGCACATCCGCGTGCGAGAAGACATGCCGTGTGGCGGCACTGCGAGTCGGGATGCTGTGCCCGACCGCGCCCGAGCTGCGGGAGATCGCCAAGCAGCTCGAGACCACGGTCGGCGCCCTAATCCGTGAGGGTGGCTTCGGCTTCGTCGACGACCTGAGCGGGGTCGACTCCGAGGGCTTCGCAGAGTGCGCGCAGGTATCGCAGCGTGATGTCCCGGCGGCCGTTTAGCAGCCGCTCGACCGTAGGGCGTGACAAGCCGGTGATTTCGGCGAGCTTGGTGTAGCTCGGTTGGCCGGGTCTCTGTTGTTCCCTCTTCAAGATGCGGGCGATGGCGAGGGTGTAATCGTCCACTTCGGGCTCCATTCGGATCACTGTACTCCGTGGTGGAGCACGTTCCGAAGAGGCTGATACATGGTGTAGAGACCAATTTTCGCAGGCTCGCGCCGAGGCTGGATAACCCCCTTCTGATACAAATTCTCAGCAGACTGTTGTAATCCATTCGGATAACGGCTACCGTGCTCCGTATGGATAACGACGAGTACGATCGGGCAGTCGGCGAGAACGTCAAGACCGCCTTCATCGCGCAGTTCGGCTCCCTGCGCGGAGGGTCCGAGGCTTCGGGCATTCCGTACGCCTCGCTCGACCGCAAGGTCCGGGGGATCACGTCGTTCAACACCCGCGAGCTCCGCCAGGCGGCGCAGGCCACTGGTCGTAAGGTGCGCTCGTTCCTCCCCAGCGAGACGGCGGCCGCGCGATGACCACGCGCGAGCAGGCGCTCAGCGCCGCCGCTGCGATCTACGTCGACGCGAAGATTCGCATCGAGACCGAGCGTGCGACGTCAGCCGCCGTGACGCAGGAGCGTGCTGCATGAGCCGGTCAGAGTGCCCGTTCGAGGTCGGTCTTCACAGAAGCTCGGCATCGTCCCCCAGCGGTGTCGTGGCTGCCTCCTCCCTCCCCTCGGAGGCGGCCATCCCGTCCGGGGCGCCCGCGGCGTCCCCCAGCGCCGCACAAGCGGGCGCCCCGGACAACGGACCCCGGTCATGATCGCCGCGCTCGCGATCGCCGCGCTCGCCCTCGCTGCTTTCGCTGTCGTCCTCGTCGTCATTGGCGGCGCCAGGCAGGAGCAGCTTGACCGGAGCCTCCGGAACCCGGACGCCGTGCGCGACGCGATCCTCGACGACCTGTTCTCACTGTCGTCCTCGCTCGAGCGACCCGACGAGGAGACGAGGTGACCGCCGTGGCTGCCCTCACGCGCACCCGCAAGCTCATCCCTAGGTGGTTCGGGCACGGGGATCTCACGCTCGTCGTCGACGGCGACCAGGTGTACGCCCGCGCTGACCAGGTCGAGAAGCTCGCCGGCATCCCGCCATGGTCGACGGGGGAGACGCTCCTCGGAGACACGTGGCCCCTTGAGATCGACGGCTACCCGTACTACCACCTCGACGACGCGATCGTCCGCGCGGAGGCCGTCGCGACACCGGAGGCGACCGACTTCCTGCGCTGGCTGCGCGAGCAGCTCCCGCTGATCCTCGCCGACGAGGTCCTCGACATCGCGCAGCGCATCCCCCCGTTCATCGGCTCCTACCCGGTCTCTACTGCCGCGCGTCTCCTCTCCGAGGACCCGGCGGTGGTCATCGGCCAGAACGGCCTCTTCGCGCACATGTGCCAGCTCGGCTGGATCGTCCGCGCCATCACCGTCACCCCGGACGCCCCCGACTGGCACATCACCGACACGGCCCGCCGCAACGGCTGGCTCACCGTCCGCGACGTCATCGTGCCCGCCGCGAACCGCGCCCGCCGGCGCGTCTATCCGCAGATCTACGTCACCCCCGCCGGGCTCACCGAGCTCGCCCGCACCCTGCACGCGCTCCACCCCGACCGCGACCCGCAGACCCCACCCCACCCGCAGCTTTTCGACTAGGAGGCGGACCACCCATGCCCACCCGTCACCCCGACACCGACGCGCCCACCCTCAAGGACTGGGCCGCCGGCGTGGCCCTCACCACGTTCATCGTCATCGGCTGCCCCGCGCTCGCTGAGCTCCTCGCGTTCCTCGTGAAGGGCGGTGCGTGATGCCCACCGGCACGATCTGCACGCACGACGGCTGCACGAAGCCGGGAGTCGCCCGCCGCCTGTGCAGCGCCCACTACCAGGCCGCCTGGAAGGCCGGCGCGCTCGGCGCGCACGAGAAGCTCCCGCCGCGCGTCAAAGACCCGAAGGTGTGCCCGCCCGACCACAAGCACGCCGACTCCCTCGTCTGCTACAACCTGCACCAGTGCCGGTGCACCCCGTGCGGTGAGCACCGCATGAAGCACGAGGAACGTCGCCGCAAGGACAAGGCGTACGGCCGGTACGACACCGGCCTCGTCGACGTCGCCCCGGCACGCGAGCACCTGCTGATGCTCAGCGAGTACGGCATCGGCTACAAGCGCGTCGCCGAGCTCGCCGGCCTCGGCACCACCCCCGTCCGCAACATCATCTGGGGCCGCCAGGACCCGGGGCCGCGCAAGGGCGAGATGCTCAAGCGCGTCAAGCGGGAGACCGCCGAAGCGATCCTCGCCGTCCAGCCCATCGTCGACAACCTCGGCGACCGGCAGCCGATCCCCGCCCTCGGCGCACACCGCCGCATCCACGCCCTCGCCGCCCGCGGCTGGTCGCTGTCGAAGATCGCCGCCCGCCTCGACATGACCGTCGGCAACTTTTGGAAGGCGCTCCGCTCCGACCAGGTCAGCGCCGGCCTGCACCGCCGCATCGCCACCCTCTACGAGGAGCTGTGGGACCAGGTGCCGCCCCACGACGATTGGCACCAGGCGGCCGCGTACACCCGCACCGTGAATCACGCCAAGAAGCGCGGCTGGCTGCCCCCGCTCGCCTGGGACGACATCGACACCGACCCCGAGCCGGAGCGCGACGTCGTCCAGCAGGGCCGCGCATCCGCCGACGAGGTCCTCGACGACATCGAATTCCTCCTCGAGGGCGGCGAATCCCCCGAGCAGGTCGCCACGATCATCGGCCGCAAGACCGGCACGATCGCCAAGCTCGCCGAACGCAACGGACGCCGAGACCTCGCGAACGTGTTCGGCTCGATCGACAAGCGGGTCGCCGCATGACCGCCACCACCGCGGCCGCGGTCTTCACCTGCCCGCCCGACCACCGCCACGCCGACGCCCTCACCTGCTACCAGCACCACAAATGCCGCTGCGCCCCCTGCACGCAGGCGCACCACGCCGCCCAGAACCGGCGCCGCAGGCTGCAGGCCTACGGCCGCTGGAACGCGTTCGTCCCAGCCACCCGCACCCGCAACCACCTCCGCGTCCTCTCCGCAAGCGGCATCGGCCACCGCCGCGTCGCCGAACTCACCGGCGCCGGCCTCTCCGGCATCCGCTCCATCGCCACCGGCGAATACCGCAAGGTCCGCCCCGACACCGAAGCGAAGATCCTCGCCATCCACCCCGACCCAGCCGCGCTCGCCGCGGGCGCGCTGATCCCGGCACGGTCGGCGGCACGCCGCATGCAGGCCCTCTACGCCCGCGGGTGGACCGACACGGCGCTCGCCCCGCACCTTGGCATCGAGCGAAGCAACGTGCGCCGCATCGTCACGCAGAAGTACGTCCAGCTGCGCACCCACATCCAGATCGGCGACGTCTACGAGCGGCTGTGGAACGCCACCCCGACCAACTCGCCGGCATCTCAGGCTGAGCAGATCGAGAAGGCTCGCCGTCATGGATGGGTGCCGCCGCTCGCGTGGGACGACATCGACGAGGATGACGCGCCCGCCACGGGCGAGGAGGTCGGCGTCGATGAGATCGCGATTCAGCTCGCCGTCGAGGGGCGCGCGGTGGTGCGGCTCACGCGTGAGGAGCGACAGATCGCCGTCATCGAGCTGAACGCCCGCCGCTTCAACGACAACGAGATCGCAGCCCGCCTCGGCGTCTCCGACAAGACCATCGAGCGCGACCGCAAGGAGCTCGAGCTGCCCGCCAACCCTGAGCCGTACGAGGAGCGCTTCGCAGCATGAGCACCACTACGAAGGACCGCAGCTCCCGTCAGGTGCGCTGGTACGTCAGGCAGGAGACGATCCTCGTCCCGTTCGGCGTCGCCCGCCGTGAGGCGCTCGTCTGGGTCGCGTACCGCACCGAGGGTCGATACCGCGACGGCCGCCCCCGCCTGGTCGCGAGCAGCCGGACCGCGTTTCCGTTCTACCGCGGCGGCCGCAGCGCCGCGTACCGCTACGCCCGCAACGAAGCCCGCCGCTACTACGGAAGCAGCCGATGACCGCGGCCGCACCCACCCAGCTCGAGGTATCGGGGTTTGCGCACCCCGAGCCCGACGTCTGGGTCCTGCAGTTCAGCTGGCCCACCAACCCGATCCCCGCGAACGGGCCGCAGGGGAACTGGCGTGCGCGCCACCGCGCAGTTGCCGCAGCGAAGAACCTTGCCGTGAAGCTGGCGATCGCCGCGAAGATCCCCGAGATGGCCAAGTGCGAGGCCCGGCTCACGCAGTGGTTCACCCTCAACCGCCGCCGCGACGTCGACAACCTCGCCCGCCTCGAGAAGCCGCTCTTCGACGCCCTCGTCGTCGCCGGCGTCGTCCGCGACGACACCCCCGACCTGATGGTGAAGCCGCGGGCCGAGATCCGGCACGTGAACGACTCCGACGGTCTCGTGACCAAGCCCGGCTTCACCCTCCACGTCCGCCGCCTGGAACCGATCGAGGACTTCTGATGCCCATCGCGAACTACACGACCCAGTCATCCGTCGACAAGACGATGGGCGAGGTCGTCGGCGCCCTCACCCGCCGCGGCGTAACCCGCATCTCCACCGCGTTCGACGACAACGGCGAACCGGCCGGCCTCGGCTTCACCATGAAGACCCCCTACGGCCTTCGCGACTTCGCTCTCCCGATCCGCACCGACGGTGTCCTCGCAGCACTGCAGCGGGAGAAGGTGCAGCCCCGCTACGCCACCCGCGAGCACGCCGCACGCGTCGCCTGGGCGATCGCGCGCGACTGGCTCCGCGCCCAGTCCGCGCTCATCGACGCCGGCCTCACCACGCTCGACGAGGTCATGTTCCCGTGGATGGTCGGCGGAGCGGCTGAGCAGACCGCGTTCGAGGCGTACCCGCTCGCAGCAGAAGGCGATCGAGCAGTGAGCCTCCTCCGCCAGGTGGCGCCCACACGCCAATCCCAGCCGACCAGCGAGGAGCTCCTCGCCTTCGAGGGCAAGCACCCCACGCACAGCGGCCGCAAGGAGACCGCGATCCGCGACGAGCTCCACACCACCCCCGCCCGCTTCTACCAGCTCCTCGCCCGTCTCATCTGGACCGAAGACGCACTCCGCATCGACCCGATGCTCACCCACCAGCTCCGACGCCGCGCCGAGCAGCTCGAAGTCGCCCGCGCTCGCCGCCAGGCGATCTGACCACCCACGAAAGGAACCACCCACCATGTCCACCATCACGCTCAAGGCCGCGTCCGCGCGGTACCTCGCTGAGGCGCTGCTCCCCGCCGTGTCGAAGGACGACGTCACCCCCGTCCTCACCGGCATCCACCTCACGATCGAGGAGGGGAAGCTGCGGGGCGTCTCCACCGACCGCTACCGCGTGCACGCCGTGCTGCTCGACCTGGTCGAGCCGGCCGAGGATCTCGAGCTGAACGCGCTCGTTCCGCGTGACGCCGTGCAGTGGCTCGCCCGCAATGCGGGTGCGTACGTGACGCGCAGGCATAGCCCGTTCGACAGCACCGTCACGCTCGACATCGCCGATGAGAGCCTAACGATCACCGTCCGCCAGGACGCGGCCGCGGACGACTACGCCCGCACCCTCACAACCCCGCTGATCAAGGGCAAGTTCCCGCCCGTCATCGGACTGATCGACAAGGCGCGGAAGGCCGAGACCACGGACGGCCCCATCTCGATGCAGCTCGACTTCCTCGCCTCGTCGAAGGCGCTCGCCGCCGAGGGGCTCATCGCGCCTGTCATGCGCTTCACCAAGGGCGACGGCAAGGGGCCTGGCCCGGTCCACCTGCGCTACGGCCAGACCGCCGAGGCGCTCATCCAGCCCATCCTCCGCTGACCACCCGGAAGGACCATCCGCAATGACCACGAAGACCGAGACTGCACCGACGGTCGCCGTCCACCTCGAGACCGTCAACCCGGCCGACCTCGGCGTGCTCGACCAGGCGCGCGCCGACGCCACCCCCGACGAGGAGCTCGTCGAGTCCGTGAAGCGCCACGGCATCATGCAGCCCCCGACCGTCGCATACGACCCCGAGCATGGCGGCTACGTGATCATCATGGGTCACCGCCGGGTGGGCGCCGCGATCGCTGCCGGCCTCACCGAGATCTCGGTCCTCGTCCGCGAGTCCGACATCGACGCGGACGCGATCAAGCTCGAGCAGCAGATCGTCGAGAACGAACGCCGCAAAGCCCTCACCGCCGCGGAGCTCGCCCAGGGCTACAAGAAGCTCGAGCTGTTCGGGAAGACGCCGGCAGAGATCGCCGCCGAACTGGGGGAGAAACCGGCCCGCGTGAAGGCCGGCCTCAAGGCCCTCACCTCCGACACCGCGACCGCCGCGCTCGCGGGTGGCGTCGACCTCGAGCAGGCCGCCGTGATCGCCGAGTTCGAAGGCGACACCGAGGCGCAGGAGAGGCTCGCATCGTTCGCGCTCACCCGCCCCAGCGAGTTCAACAGGGAGGCGACCTGGCGCCGCCGCGCGCGGGAGGCCGAGGCGCGCGTCGCCGAGCTCGTCGAGGAGCTCAACGCCGACGGCGCGCGCCTCATCGGCACGTACGGCTACGACTACGACCACTGGCAGGGCAGCTACGAGGACGGGTGGAAGGGCATCCTCCTCGATCGGCTCGAGATGACCCGCGACCAGCACGCCACCTGCCCCGGACACGTCGCGATCATCGTCAACAGCGGCGAGCCCGCGAAGGCGCGCATCCGCTACGGGTGCGTCGACTACAAGCACCACGGCCACACCCTCCCCACCGTCGCCGGGTTCACGCCGGCCGAGCCAGACGAAGAGCAGGCCGACCGCGCGGCCGCGTGGGAGGCCGAACGCGAAGCACGCGCGAAGCGGCAGCAGGAGCTCGCCGCCAACACCGCCGCCCGGCGCGAGTGGCTTCGCGGCTTCCTCGGCAACAGGCTCCGGCCCACCGCCGAGATCTTCGACCTCATCGCTGAAGCCAGCATCGGCCTCGCCTACCAGGAAGAGGTCGACCCGTTCTACGGCCCCGGCGTCGCCGTCCACCTCCTCACCGGCGACACCACCACCTCCGGACGCTCCGGCCACGCCGAGCTCGCCGACCTCGTCGTCTCCGGCCAGGTCACCGCCCTCCGCGCCCTCGTCGCCCACGCGCTCGCCGTGTGTGACGTGTTCGTCGAGGACGAGGACAGCGCCCCGACCGCACCGAGCCTCGTGCTGGCGTACTTCGACCACCTCGCCGCCTGGGGCTACACCCTCACCGACATCGACGAGGAGATCAAGGCGGCCGTCGTCAACGCCGGCGGCCCGGACCTCGAAGAAGCCGACGAGGACGACCCCGAGGACGTCGAGGTCGACTGATGCCCAGGCCCCGCGAGCACGGAACACCGGAAGGGTACGACGCCGGCTGCACGAGCGACGTCGACTGCCCGGCGTTCAAGGTGCACGGCATGAGCTGCGAGACGGCGCATCTGCGGTTCATCAGCGGTGAGCGCCGGTACATGACCCTCCGCGGTCGCGGGTTCACCTCCACCGAGATCGCAAAGCGGCTCGGCTTCACCCCGGAAGGCTCCCTCGCGAAGGCGCTCGACACTGCCAACCCCTCCCACCGTGCCTCGATCGAACGCCGCGGCACCAGCGCTGCACAGCCCCTTGCAGAGCGCGCCCAGGACCCCGAACCCCAGAAAGACGCCGGAGCCCCGGCGGCCGAGGAAGAGGCGCCGACAGAACGAACGCCGGCCGCCGAGGGCGAGGCGATGGGGCACCCCACCCACCACACCGAGAAGGACGCCACCATGACCACCACCGAAGACACCCCGCGCGACACCGCGGCGCTCGTCGCCGAGGCGATCGCGCCGGCGATCCCGAAGGAACCCCGCCAGAAGCCCGTCACCAAGCCGAAGGCGAAGCCGCGGCCGCGGCCGACGGTGATGCCCGCCAGCGGCCCATCGCAGAGCGAGGTGCGAGCCTGGGCCCGCCAGGAGGGTCTCGACGTGAACGCGAAGGGCAGCGTCCGCAACGACGTCATGAAGGCC